CAAGGACAAGGACAAGGACAAGGACAAGGACAAGGACAAGGACAAGGACAAAGTGTTATTTCTCGCGCGAAGCGCTTCACGCCCCCCACACTCGCAGAGGTTCAGTCCTATGTGGCTGAACGCCAATCGCCCGTAGACCCACAGGGGTTCATCGACTTTTACGAGTCAAAAGGGTGGTTGGTCGGCAAGACCCCCATGAAAGACTGGAAAGCGGCTTGCAGAAATGCGGAGAAGTGGGAACGATGGGCCAATAAAGCACCGCAGACACGGCCGGGCGGCGATGTATTCGCTGAGATGCTGGAGGAGGAAAAGAACCGTGGAAAGAGCTGACGTGATTAGCCTTTTGGGGCGATTGAAACAGGCATATCCGCAGGCCTATGCCAAGATGACCCGCGCAGAAGCCGAAGAGCTGGTTTCCCTCTGGTCGGACATGCTGGGCAATGAAGACCCCACCGAAGCGATGGAAGCAGTGAATGCGCTGATTGCCGAGGATACGAGGGGATTCCCCCCGAAGGTCGGCCAAGTGCTTGCAAAGATCAGGGGCGCAGTTTCCCCGCACGTCTCGGTGGCGTGGATGAAGCCATACATCGAGCGGATAGCCGAACAGGAGGAATTCATGCCGAGCGTATCGCGTTATGCAAGAGAACACAAGCTAACGTGGGAAGCGGCTGCCGCCGAAATGGGAGGGTGACGCATGGAGCGAGTAGTTTTATTTACCGTGGACGGAAGGCCTGTACCAAAGGGCAGACCGCGTGTTACGCGGCATGGGACATACACTCCAAAAAGCACGCAGATTTTCGAGGGAGAAATTCGCGCGGCATGGCTCAAGTGCGGGGAAAAGCCGTTTGAGGATGGAGAAGCTCTTGACGTGATGGTCAATGCTTATTACCCCATCCCATCCGGCACGGCAAAGAGCAAAAGGCAAAAGCTACATTTAACCCCGTACCTCAAGCGCGGCGATATTGATAACATCATCAAGGCGGTTTTGGACGCGCTTAACGGTTACGCTTACAAGGACGATTCTGCCGTGTTCAGCGTTTGCGGACAGAAAATTTACACGGACGGTGAGCCGTTTACGGCGGTGACGATCCGCAGCGTGGAGGGCGCCCATGAGCTTTGAACACTGCCACAGCTGCAAGCCGCCAATGCGGCACGTAGGCTGTCACGGCGATTGCCCGTACTATCAGGCGGATATCGCCAAGTACACCGAGGCGAAGGAAGAAGAAGCGCGCCAAACGCAGGAACGCGGTGCCTATTGGGGCGCGCGGCAGTTTAAGACGAGGCGCTATCAACGAACGAAATGAGGGAGCGAAAAGATGTTGACAGAAAAAGAGTTGGGCGAACGGCTCAAAAACGTTCGCGAAGTGCGCCGCATCAGTCAGTTTCGGCTTGGCGAAATGGCGGAATGCGAGGGAAGAAGATGAAGCACCTTGGCGATATTACGAAAATCAACGGCGCGGAGATCGAGGCCGTGGACGTTATCACGGGCGGCTCACCGTGTCAGGATTTGAGCATTGCAGGAAAACGTGCTGGATTGGCCGGCGCAAGAAGCGGATTGTTCATGGAACAGGTCCGCATCGTAAAGGAGATGAGAGAACGTGACAGAAAGAACGGACGGACAGGTGACATGGTCAGACCTCGGTTTATGGTCTGGGAAAACGTGCCCGGAGCATTCTCAAGCAACAAAGGGAGAGACTTCGCGGCAGTCCTCGAAGAGATCATCCACATCGCAGAACCGGAAGCCCCCGATATTGAAGTGCCTGAAAAGGGTTGGAACACCTGGGGGGGCTACCACGATGAAGTGGGAGGACGATGGAGCGTGGCTTGGCGAGTGCATGACGCGCAACACTGGGGAGTCCCCCAACGTCGCCGTCGTATCTCGGTTGTCGCAGATTTTGGAGGAGACACCGCAGGCGAAATACTCTTTGAGCGCAAAAGCGTGTCAGTGTATCTTACGGAGAGCGGAGCGGCGCGGGAAAGACTTACCGGAGATTCTGAAAGCGGTGCTGGTAGAACAGGCGAAAGTATAGCACATGCTTACGGAGAAACAGGTGTTGGATATTGGAAGAATGGCGTTCAAACATTGCGGGCAGAAGGAGAAAACAGACCATCGAGACCATCTAATGTTGTCGTATGCATGGCTACACAGCAGGGCGGCGCAGAACTTCGGACAGACGACCGATCACTTACACTTACCGCAGCGGCCGGCATGAGCGGGAACAATCAGCCGGTTGTATGCGCCGGGTTTAAGCTCGGCAACAGCGAGCAAGCGCGAAGCATCGGCTACGCCGAGGAGCAAGCCCCCACTCTGTGTGCGGAGTGCGGAGGTAACAAGCCCGCGGTCGTGGCACTGGATATGACACACGCTTGTGACGTCATCCGCGAGTGTGGCGAGGTCGTTCCCAGTTTGCAAGCAAGGATGGGCACCGGCGGCAACCAAGTGCCGCTGACGTACCAAGAGGTGACAGGTACGCTTTCACCCGGCGCTCATGCCGGTAGCTACAACGGGCAGGACGCTTACAACGATATGTTGGTCGTATCGAGTGAAATCTCGCCTACGTTGAGAGCAAGGGCGAGTGACCCATGCCGTGAAGATATGGCGGCATATATTGCAAGCGTCGACTGCCGGAACTTTTGCGAGGGGGGCGAAACAAACGGAACGTTACAGGCCAAATCAAACGGCGGGGTCAGCTACAATTTGCAGAACACCGTGAGAACGGGCATGATCGTGCGCCGCCTTACCCCGATGGAGTGCGAACGGCTGCAAGGGTTCCCCGACCAATGGACTGACATCGGCGAGTGGCGCGACAGCAAGGGCAAACTGCGCAAGCCAAGCGACAGCCCGCGCTATAAGGCGCTGGGCAACTCCATCGCCCTGCCATTCTGGGACTTTCTGGCAAAGCGCATCAGTGCGCAATATCTACGCCCTGTTATGATGGGAAGCCTGTTTGACGGAATAGGCGGCTTCCCGCTGGTGTTCGAGCGGCACAACGGCAAGGGAACGGCACGCTGGGCGAGCGAGATCGAAGAATTCCCCATTGCCGTGACAAAATTGAGATTTGGGGGGGAATGACTATGTACATTGGCGAACCATTTAGCTGGAAGTCTGCCGCATTTGAGGGCAGCTATTTTACGGCGGAGGTACACGGAATCAAGCTCAAAGAGAGCTTCAAATTTTAGGGAGGTAATTATGGACGCTATTGAATTTATCAAGCAGTTGAGACGCATGGATGAAAAGGGAGTGCCGAAGAATCGTTTCATTTATCTACGCGTTGGCAGAGAGACGGATTCGCCAGAGGACGTTGTGGCCGAAGTTGAGGAATGGGTAAAGATGAATCCCGTCAAGACGCGGCAGAGCGTGTTTCTGGGCAACTATCCTTGTGCAAGGATTGATCGTCAAAGTGTATTGTACGCCTGCCCAGCAGATGTCTATGGAGACAACGTGTGCCCGAAGAAAAAAGATGCCGCTCCGATAACTTGCTACGAGTGCCGCCGCGAGTTCTGGCCGCAGGAGGTGGAGTAATGGAACGACTGACGAAGCGCGACACCGATGGACAGGCAATGATGGACTGCCAGAAGTGTAAAGCGGATTGGACGGGTAAGCATGGTAAGCCGATGGATAGCTGCACCGCGCTGTACTGCCGCAATCGCCTCAAGGATCGGATCGCCGCCTACGAGGACAGCGGGTGGGCGCCGGAAGAAGTTCTGCCGAAAGATAAGGCGGACGAGATCACACTGAAGCTGATGCGTCTTGCTGATTTGGAAAGCCTTTGCAGTTTTAATCGCTTGCGCGAGCTGGCCGAGGCTGACAAGGACGGGCGGCTGGTGGTGCTGCCGTGCAAGGTGGGCCAGCGGGTGTTTGCCTTACTGGACACGGACAAGCATATAAGCGAGTGCGAGGTTAAGCAGATCGGGTTGGGTAATGAGATTGGCTTTGTTGGCATCGAGCCAATAGGCGCTCGCGGAAGGGAATACGGAGTATCGATAAAGGGCTTCGGCAAGACCGTATTCCTCACCCGCGAGGCGGCGGAAGCGGCATTGGAGGCAATGAAAAATGAGTAAGGCTGTTATGCTGAGCATCCGCCCGAAGTGGTGCGAGAAGATCGTCAATGGTGAGAAAACCATCGAGGTACGAAAAACGCGACCGAAGCTGCAAACACCGTTCAAGTGCTATATCTATTGCACTATGGATCACCCTTACATTTCTGTGTCCTGCGGGGAACTGGACAAGCTCAACTATCGCACAAATACCGTTTGTCGGTGTAATGGCAAAGTCATCGGGGAATTTACCTGCGATCGCATAGATAGACTTGTCCCGGCAAACGATCCGTATGGCATCTATGACATTGACGATGATTATGTATTCCAGACTTGTCTTGAAAATGGAGCACTATGGGATTATGGACACGGAACACCGCTTTACGGCTGGCATATCTCCGACTTGCGCATTTATGACCAGCCGCGGGACTTGAAGGAGTTCCGGCGGTCTTGCCCTAATGACCTATCCTGTGAGGCCTGCGCCATGTATAGCAACAACAACGGTATCTGCAACAATGGGGCTTTGCCGCTTCGCCGCCCGCCCCAGAGCTGGTGCTATGTGGAGCGACGAAGGATGTATGACCTGAAACCTTGCCCGTTCTGCGGCGGAGAAGCAATACTTGAAACAGTAGATGGCAACAGCCCAGAAGAGTGCTATATATACTGTCCAGAGTGTGATTTTGAAAGTGGCGTATATAGCGAACCCAAATTTATCATCGAAAAGTGGAACAGGAGGGCCGACAATGGCAACTGTTAAGTGTGCGCTGGGTGAGCGCGGGCGCCCGTCCCACGAATGGAACGACGGTGAAAAAGACCGCATCTACTGCCTCGGTAGGATTGACCCCATGACGGATGCCCCGTTACCGGAATGTTTGGCTTGCTTAGATTTTGTTGACAAGGCACAGGATGACTTGGAGGCGTTTTATGGGAGGGCTGACAATGACTAAATACATCGAGTGTAAAGCGGTGCTTGCGCTGATTCGACCGGACGACCCGAATGACGAACGATGTGCCGTTACGGTCGCGACAGCCAAAAGGCTTATCCGACACGCCTTGGCCGTTGCGCCCGCTGCTGATGTTGCGCCGGTGACGCGGTGTAAGGACTGCAAGTATCGTGAGCGACCGGGGACGGGAAGAACAACTACGAATGAAAGGAGCCAAATTATGAGCATCAATGTAAAGAAGTACACCAAAGACCAGATGGCGAAGATGGTGGAGGACGCGCAGGAGAAGACTGCGGCGCTTGAAGCAGAGATCATCGAGCTGAAAAACTGTATCGACGAGAAGAATGATCTGATTGCCGAATATGCGAATTTAAAGGCGGCGATGCAGCGAAAGAACGCCGCTCTGACTGAGCAGATCAGCCAGATGAACGGCGAGGCCATCAACCGTGAGAACGAAATCGCGAATCTGAAAGCGGACGCGGATGCGCTGCGAAATAAGCTCGCTGATACCGAGGCGGCGCTTGGGCGGGCGAACGATGAGTGCGCTTCTAAGCAAGAGGCCCTTAATGTAATGCGTAATAGACGATACAATGCCGAGCAGCGCGCAAATTACGCAGAAGCCCACCCGTGGCGAAACCTGTGGGCATGGGCCAAGAGAACGCTGAGCCGTGAGTAAGTGGGTCGTTATTACCCGTGGTGATGATGGTACGCCGTGGCCAGATTGGGCGTTTCGGTTCATGTGCCCAGCGTGCAAACTAAAAACAAGCACTGAGAGCAATTTTTGCCCTTACTGCAGAAAGGATATGCGCGATGAATCAAAAGGACATCGACCGGCAACTGCGAGCATTGGACGAGGCGAAAATCACGATTGAAGCGCTGTGGGCGAAGTTGAAGTCTCGTGACGATTTGGTTAATCAGCTGGAAACGGAAAACTACAGGTTGAGACGCAAGGCGGGTGAGGAATGAGCACGTTTCCTGACCGGCTGCGGAGATTGCGCGAGCGCCATCAGTTAAAACGCTGCGTGTTATCTGAGCTGTGCGGGCTGAACCGCAACACAATCAAGCGCTACGAGATGGGGACGCAGAAACCGTCAATGGACGCGCTGATAAGCATTGCTGACTATTTTGGCGTGTCTATTGATTATCTGCTCGGGCGGTCGGACTACCCAAAAAGTTTATAAAAATATTTTGCAAAACTCACTTATAAGTGAGTCAGGGCATTGCAATTATGGGAGAATTGAGCCGCAGAGGTGTAAAAGCCTTTGCGGTTCTCTCATTTATGGCGTTAAACCTCCTGCGCCATAGCGGGGCGCGGTGCTTTTCATCTTTTCACACCGCCCCCCGCGATATGCAGACATAGCTCAATTGGGAGAGCGGCGGCAATTAAGGCGGGATTGCTCGCGACGATGCAGGTTCAATCCCTGCTGTCTGCGCCAAAAGAGGAGAGCCGCTGCCCTGAGAGTGCGGCACGTTGTTGCCCTTCGGGGCGGGTAAAGTCTGCTATGTAAGGCCAAGGGGCGGGGGCTGGTAGCAAAATTGATTTGAGGTGGTGACAATGGCTGCGCGTCTGACAGACCGGCAGAAAAAGAAAATACTGGCGGACTATGTGCAGACGAACAACTATTGCGCCACAGCGAAAATCAACGGCGTGTCCGCAACGACGGTCAAGAACCTTGTGCGGGCGAATGCCGACATTGTGGAAAAGTGCGAGCAAAAAAAGGAAGAGAACACCGCCGATGTGATGGAGTACATGAATGACCACAAAGACCTTGTGTGTTCGTTCATCGGTAAGGGGCTTGAAATGCTCAACGACCCGGAAAAGCTGGCGGCGGCAAATCTCAGCCAGATCACAACGGCAATGGGAACGCTGATTGACAAGTGGGCGATGATAGGCGGCAGCCCTGCCGACACGGGAAGGGAAGACGCGCTCAGTCAGAGCCTAAAGGAAATGGCAAAGGAGCTTGAGAGTGACACATGAATACAGATTTAATGTTTTCCAGTAAAACAGACTTATGGGAAACGCCACAAGATTTGTTTGATAAACTGAATAATGAATTTCAATTTACACTTGATGTGTGTGCAACTCCAGAAAATGCAAAATGCGACAAGTTCTATACGGAGGAACAAGACGGACTGGAACATCCGTGGAAAGGAACCGTGTGGTGCAATCCTCCATATGGGCGCGGCATCGGGCAATGGGTGAGGCGAGCGTTATTTGCATCCGTTAGCGGGTCTACGGTCGTAATGCTACTTCCTGCCAGAACAGATACAAAATGGTTCCACGATTACATATACAAAAGAAACAATGTGGAAATTCGGTTTATTAGAGGACGATTAAAATTTGGCGGAAGTAAAAATTCTGCTCCATTTCCGTCTATGGTAGTTGTATTTATGCCACATGATTAGCCCAAAGCAAGCAAAAATCCTCGCTTTCCCCTATTCCAAGTATGACGCGCTGATCTGCGACGGCGCTGTGCGTTCTGGCAAGACCTCTATCATGATGTGGTCATTTGTCCACTGGGCGATGGAGAATTTCAGCGGTCAGCGCTTCGGTGTGTGTGGCCGCACAGTGGATAGCTGTACCAAGAACATCATCGTGCCGTTTACGGCGATGAGCCTTGCCAAAGAGCGATATATCATTCGCTGGCGGCGTGGTGACAAGGTGATGGAAGTGCGGCGCGGCGCCGTGACGAATTACTTTGAGGTGTTCGGCGGAAAGGATGAGGCCAGCTATACGCTGATTCAAGGCCGCACGCTGGCGGGTGTGCTGCTGGACGAGGTGGTGCTAATGCCGCGCTCGTTCGTGGAACAGTCGCTTGCACGATGTTCTGTGGACGGTGCAAAACTGTGGTTCTCTTGTAACCCCGGCAGCCCGCATCACTGGTTCTATCAGGAGTGGATTAAGCGACACCGCGAACGGAACACACTATATCTTCACTTCGAAATGGCTGACAACCCCGGTTTGAGTGAGAAGACGCTTGCGCGCTACAAAAACATGTATGCTGGCATTTTCTATGACCGGTATGTGCGCGGCCTTTGGGTAGCGGCGGAGGGCGTTGTCTACAAAGACTTTGCCAACAACACCGAAAAGTATTTGATTGATGACCCTTTGAAATGGGCGGAAGAACAGGAAACGAAATTCTCTGTTATTTCCATTGGTGTTGACTTCGGCGGGACAAAGTCTGCGACAAAGTTTCAGGCGACCGGGATTACAAAAGATTATCGTGTGGTCGCACTGGAAGAGGAATACATCAAGAACGAAGAGGTTGACCCTGACGCATTGAATAGGCGCTTTGCCACGTTCTGCCAAATGGTTACGGCAAAGTACGGATACAGCCAGACGCGGGCAGACAGTGCGGAAACGGTGCTGATTCGTGGGTTAGATCATACCGCGCAGAAAATGCACCTCGGGACGCAGGTCAAGAACGCAATGAAATTGCAAATCACAGATAGGATCAGGATTGTGGTGCTGCTGATGAAGCAGGGGCGTTTTAAGGTTTCGCGCAACTGCCCCCATCTGATTGATGCGCTGCAAACTGCGATTTATGATCCTGATAAGTTTGAGGACGAGCGCCTTGACGATGGAACATCTGATATTGACAGCCTTGACGCATTTGAGTACAGCATTGAGCCGTACTACAAGGAATTGGAGCGCGCAGGGCACATGAGGACGGTGAAACAGTGAACATTCGCAGAGCACTTAAAGAATTGGGCTTTGACACGATCAATAGCAAATTCTACGACCTGATCGATGTATGGAAATCATGGTATGACGGCGATGTAAAAGACTTCCACAGTTATACGGTGTGGAATGGCATCGAAGAACTGGAATGCCACAGATATTCCGTCAACATGGGCAAGAAAGTCTGCGAGGACTGGGCAAACCTGCTGATGAACGAGCGCGTGAATATCACGCTTGAGGGCAAGAAGGAGCAGGAATTTGTAGATGCGATTCTTGCCGATAATAACTGGGAAGTCAAATCCAATGAATTGCAGGAGCGGAAATCCGCTGTTGGTACAGTTGCTTATGTTCCAATCATGGAGGATATGAGCGTTGACCCTGATACAGCAGAGATCGCTAACCCCGGAAGAATTCATATCAACTATGTAACCGCTGCAAATATCTACCCGCTGACGTGGGACAATGGCATTATTCGTGAGTGCGCTTTCGCGTGGACAAAACGAGTTGATGATACGGAATATACCTACATTCAGGTGCATCGGCTGAGCGGCGGCGAATATGACATTGAAAACCACCTGTACGATGCGGAGGAAGTTCAATTAACCAGCGTGAGAGGATTTGAAGCAATCCCCCCTGTTGTCCACACAGGAAGCGCCAAGCCGCAGTTTGTCATCGACCGCCTGAACATTGCGAACTCTGATGAAGATAACCCTATGGGCGTTGCAGTGTTCGCTTCCGCCATCGACCAGCTCAAAAGCGTTGATATTACATACGATAGTTATGTGAATGAGTTTGTGCTGGGGAAAAAGCGCATCGTGGTACAGCCGGAAGCAACCAAGGACATCAACGGTAGGCCGGTCTTTGATAAGCGCGAAACGGTTTACTACGTTCTCCCGGAAGATCGCGCATCTGATGGAAACATTTTGCAGCAGGTCGATATGACGCTGCGTACAGCAGAGTTTAACACCGGTATGCAAGATATGCTCAACATATTGTCGAGCAAATGCGGCTTTGGCGAGAATCATTACAAATTTGATCAGACAAGCATTGCCACGGCTACACAGGTCATTAGCGAGAATAGCACCATGTTCCGCACGATTAGGAAGCATGAAATTATCCTCGAGCAAGCGATTACGGGGCTGTGTCGCATTTTGCTTCGCATGGGCAATCGCTATATGGACGCAGGACTTGATGAGGAAGTCGAAATCTCCATTGACTTTGATGACAGCATCATTGAGGACAAAGACGCCGAGTTTAACAAAGAGGAACGGATGCTTTCTGACGGTATTATGAATGATTGGGAAGCTCGTATGCGCTGGTTTAACGAGGACGAGGCGACCGCAAAGGCGGCTTTGCCGAAGATGCAGGACATGACGACCGAAGAAGAAACGGAGGTAGAGTAATGGGCGGTAGAGGTGGAGCCGGTGGCGGCATTGGAGCCGGAGAATCTGGGCGTGGGCGCGGTATGAGCCTTGCTCGGTTTTTGTCACAGCAGGATATTAACCGAGCAAACGCCGCGTCTGTCACTGATATGGGCGATATTATCAGACGCACATTTGAGCGCAACGCTGCTGAAATCAATGGGCTTGAGCTGTCGGACGCTGAAAAGAAGAACGCAGTAAGGCAGATGGCAACTCTCGCAACAACGGCGCTCAAAACGGCGGCAGGAGCAGTCAATCCTTATGCAAGCGGGCCTGCGCGCCTGACAACGGCGCAGAAAACAGGAAGCGCCGCAGACAGAGCTGCAAGAGCGCGCGGTGAAATGGATAGCTACATGCGGAAATTGCGTGACCAGTCCAGTAAAAACCGCAAAGCAGCAGAAAACAAGGCGTTTTCCAATGCCTTTGTAACAGCGCAAAAGTCCGGCGCGTTGGAAGTTACGGTAAACGGCAAGAAATACCGCAGGGCTAACAAGCGCAGCGGCACATGGCGCCCGGTATGATTAACTTTGAAAATCTCGACAAGTTCACATTCCCCGGCATGGGCAAGTACGATATTCCGCAGATCGAACCGGTCAAAGCGTATCCACAAGGGGAATTTGTTCCGGGGAACTATCTTCTTTCGGCAAAGAACCCAGAAGATAAAATCGTGCATTTCTTTATTGACGATTATCAATTTGTAAGGCACTGGAACACGCCGGTCAAGTACATTCCGAAACTGTCGCAGTTTGCGGCGGTATGCGCGCCGGATTTTTCCACATACACAGATATGCCGCTTGCAATGCAGATCTATAACCATTATCGCAAGCACTGGCTGGCGGCATATTGGCAGCTACACGGGGTCACGGTGTATCCGACTATCTCATGGAGCGACAAAAGCAGCTATGATTGGTGCTTTGACGGCGAGCCGGAGGGCGGCGTTGTGGCGGTTTCCTCGGTGGGCACACAGCAGAACAAGGAAAGCAAGCGGCTGTTTCTTCGCGGCTACGAGGAAATGATGAAACGGCTTTCACCGGAATGGGTGATATTTTACGGGAAAGTGCCGGAAGAATGCGACTGGAATGTTATTCGGGTGAAGCCGCACTATGATGAAATCGTGAAACGGAGGAAAGCAAATGAAATATCCGTTTCGGCCGGAAATACTTGATGCCCTTCCCGAAGAGCTGGCGGAGTTGTACCGTGGACTTGAGGACACGCTGTTGATGGAGATATGTTCCCGGCTCAAGGTTGCGGACGAGCTGAACGAGGTCACAGTGCAGGACATCAAGGCGCTGCGGTCGCACGGCATCAATCCGAAAGAGATTGAGAAAGCCATACGCCAGACTACCGGCATCAGCGAGAAAAAGCTAAACGAGCTGATAGACGATGTGGTAGATCGCAACCAAAAGTATTACACCGAGGTCATAGACCTTGCCCGTGTAACACATCCCGACGTGCTGGTAGATGCAACCGCCATTGACGCAATCAGGCGGCAGACGCAGGATGCGTTCCGCAACATCACCGCTTCGATGGGGTTTTTGGTAGACGCAGGGCGGACGATGCTGGAACCGGCAAAAGCGTACCAATGGGCGCTCGACAACGCAGTGATGCAGGTGCAGAGCGGCGCTATCTCCTATAATCAGGCAATCAAGACAGCCGTGCAACAGTTGGCCCAAAGCGGGGTGAAAGTCGTTGACTATGAGAGCGGCCACCGAGATCAGATCGACGTAGCCGCCCGCCGTGCGGTGATGACCGGCGTGAATCAGATTTGCGCAAAGTACACGGAACAATCCGCCGAGTATCTAAACACGCCGTATTTTGAAGTGTCTGCCCATGCCGGGGCGCGAGACAAGCTGGGGCCGTCTCCGTGGTCATCGCACAAGGACTGGCAAGGAAAAGTTTATTCCACCCGCAGCAACGACATTTACCCGAATATTTACGAGGTTTGCGGGCTGGGATATGTCGATGGGCTTGAGGGAGCAAACTGCCGCCACAGGCGATTCAGTTGGGTTGAGGGCGTAAGTGAGCGCACATACACTGATGAGCAGCTTGCCCATATTGATGATGATCTCGGCTGCGAGTACGACGGGAAGAACTACACCGCATACGAAGCCACGCAGATGCAACGGCGCGTTGAGCGAGAAGTGCGCAAACTAAAGCGCGAGAAAGCCGCTTACAAGGCCGCAGGATTGCGCGAAGAGGAACAGTCTGCAAGCATACGGCTGCGGCGGTTAAACGCCAAATACAAAGCGTTCAGCGCAGCGGCAGGGTTGCCGGAGCAGCGGGAGAGAACGAAGGTGCTGTATTGAACTGGGAAGAAGTCAAAAAGGCAATCGATGCAATTTTGAAGCGCGGAAACGATGCTGAAATACGCCGAAAAGGCGACGGGTACATCGTTTTAGAGGTTAAGAAAACAATCAAATACAGCACTTCCGCGCAATAGGGCGTGGGAAAGGGCAATAGGAGCCAACTTGTAAGGAACGCTTACAGGTTGGCTCTTTTCCTTTCAGGAGGGAACGCATGGCTAACAGCAAAGTCACCATTTTAGGCACAGATTACGAAATTGTCGTTAAAAAGTACAGCGACGATGAGGCGTTTGAGCGCAGGAGCATTGACGGATATTGCGACCACCTTTTAAAGCAAATCGTAATTTGCGACATGACAACCTATAAGGGGTGGGAAAACGAGCCGGTAGAAACGGCAAAAGAGTCTCAAAAGCAAACGCTGCGGCATGAAATTGTACACGCATTTTTCAACGAAAGCGGTCTTTCGGATAGCGGACTTTCTTTTGAAGGGGCATGGTGCAAAAACGAGGAGCTTGTCGACTGGATCGCGTGGCAAGGCCCGAAAATCCACAAGGCGTGGGAAATGGCGAACGCAATTTAGAACAGGTAAAACCCGCGAGGTATAGCGGTTTTTATACAATCTATCGCCGCGACGGACTGCGGACAAGGGAAAGGAAGATAGAACAATGGCACTTACACGAAAACTTTTGAAGGGTATGGGGCTTACCGATGAGCAGGTAGATACCATCATCGAAGCGCATACCGACACTGTGGACGGTCTGAAAGCGGATGTAAGCCGATACAAGGCCGATGCGGAGATACTGCCAAGCGTCCAGAAGCAGTTGGATGACCTCAAGGCAGCGGGTGACGGCGGCTATAAGGAAAAGTACGAGAAGGAACACTCGGACTTTGAAGCTTATAAATCCGGCGTCACGGCAAAGGAAAGCAAGGCGGCAAAGGAAAAGGCCGTGCGTGCTTACTTTGAGAGCAAAAACATCACCGGCGCGAATCTCGACCTTGCTATGCGCGGCTGCGGCGAAGAAATGGCCGCATTGGAGCTGGACGGAGAAAAGATCAAGGACACCAAGTCTCTTGATGCGCTCGTAGACGGCACTTACAAGGGGCTTGTCTCCAAGCAGACCGTTCGCTTCGACACTGGCGCGCGCTTTAACGGCGGCGGGAAACCGATGACAAAGGACGAGATTATGCAAATCAATGACAGAGCGGAGCGGCGCGCTGCAATCGCCGCAAATATGGATTTGTTTAGAAAGGAAGAATAAAAATGGCTGCTGATCCTAAACTCATTAAGAAAGCTGACCTCGCGCGTGTGCGCGAAATTGAATTTACCGAAATGTTCGGCTATTCCATCAAAAAGCTGATGGAGGCCTTGGGTGTGACCCGCAAGATCGCAAAGCAGGCTGGAACTGTGCTCAAGAGCTACAAGGCCACTGGCACGCTGGAGAGCGGCGCTGTTGCTGAGGGTGAGACCATCCCCCTTAGCAAGTACAAAACCGAAGCCGTGAACTACAAGGAGATCACGCTTAAGAAGTGGCGCAAAGCCACCTCTGCCGAAGCAATCACCGATCGCGGCTACGATCAGGCAGTAGAGATGACTACCGACGAAATGCTCAAGGACGTCCAGAAGGGTATCCGAAAAGACTTTTTCGACTTCCTCGCAACCGGCACGGGCACGGCATCTGGTGCGACCTTCCAGGCAACCTTGGCACAGGCATGGGGCCAGCTGCAGGTGCTGTTTGAAGATGACGAGATCGGTGCGGTGTATTTTCTGAACCCGCTGGACGTTGCTGACTACCTCGCAAGCGCAAACATTACCTTGCAGACCGCGTTCGGCATGACTTACGTTGAGAACTTCCTCGGCCTTGGCACCGTGATTCTCAACTCCAGCGTTCCCAAGGGCAAGATTTACGCCACCGCCAAGGACAACATTGTCCTGTACTACATCCCTGTGAACGGCGCTGATCTTGGCGAGGTGTTCGATTTCACCACCGATGCCACCGGCTATATCGGTATCCATGAGGAGCCCGATTACACCAACATGACCGCATCTGACACCGTTATCAACGGCATGGCTCTTTTCGCTGAGCGTATCGACGGCGTGGTGGTCGGCTCCATCACTCCGGCGGTGGGGGGCTAACTGAACTGCTGAATGAGCCTGACCCTGACACCCCGGCTTTCTCCAACATGACAAAAGCTGAAATGCTTGAGTATGCCGATGAAAACGGGGTGGAAGGGGTCAGCAGTTCGATGAAAAAGGCTGAAATTCTCGCAGTTTTGGAAGGAGGGCACTGATGACTTACGCAGACTTTGAATACTACTCCGGCACTTACATGGGTGCCGTGAGCGAAAATGACTTTCCGCGTCTGGCTGTCCGGGCCAGCTCCTTCCTCGATTACTACACGCAGAACCGGGCAAAAGATAACGCTGATCTGGACGCGGTAAAGATGTGCTGTTGCGCGCTGGTAGATAAGTATGCAGTCATCGAGGCGGCGCAGGCGCTGGCGCAGAAAAACCTTGCCAACGCCGCCGCCGGTGACGTGGAGATCAAAAGCGAAACGGTAGGCAGCTATTCCAGAACGCTTGCGACGGGCGGGGAAGCAGCCCTGTCCGCGCTCAGTGCAACGGACGGAGCAAAGAAGCTGCTTGCGGAAACGTGCATGGAATGCCTTGCACATACCGGGCTGCTGTATCGCGGAGGTGGTTGTAGATGTACGCTCCCCACACTGTAACGCTTTACAACGTCGTGCAGGAGATCGACCAGACAACGCTTGATGAGGTCGAAAAGGTCTATACCACAATCCTGCGCGGTGTGATGCTGCAAGCGTCGAAGGGCGTGAACGTGCGCGAAAGCGGCCTTGAGAGCGCGGACGCTGTAAATTTGTATATCCCGTTCTCCGTGGAAGCAGTGGACGGTAAGACGGGCGCTGCAAAGGCTTACGCAAAACCGCAGGAGTTCGCCAAAGCCGCAGACAGAAGCGGACTATGGACGCTCTCGTATAACGGCAATGGCGGCGAGACGGTGTTTGTTAAGGGTGAGTTTATCTCCGACAATATGACCGTCGTGCAGTATCACGATGACTGCTACAAAGTGACGAAGGTCGACGCGATGGACTACGGTAGCCCCGATATGCAGCACTGGGAAGTCGGAGGCGCGTAATGGGCATCAAGTTTTCCGTGCATACCGATGGAATGGGCGCTGCAAGGACTGTCATTGCAAAGGTTTGTACGCGCGCTGAGCACGTTTTAGCCGAGCAGATGGAGAAAGACACGCAGCCTTTTGTGCCGTCCTCTGGAGCTGCCGCAGGGCTTATGAACAGGACGCGTGTCATTGGAAACAGTATTGTATATCCGGGACCTTCTGCCCGATACCTCTACCGCGGAAAGCTGATGGTAGACCCTGAAACTGGCAGCTCTTGGGTGCGAAAAGGCGAACACAAGGTAGTGACAGATCGGAATTTGGTGTTCAGAACAGATGTTAATCCCCAAGCACAAGCCCATTGGTGCGAAGCATCGAAAGCACAAAATCTTGACAAGTGGTTGCGCGTGGCAGAAAAGGCGGTGAAGAAGTACGGAACAGGTTAAAAAGACAGTCTCGGCAGCGGAAGAAGATCAAGTTTCCCGAAAGCTGCTTGCGTGGTTAAACACGTTTCCTGACAAGCCGGTTGATTTGATTCGGTTCGAATTTCTTCCCGCCGATACTGCGGCGATGGCGCTGTCTACGATTCAGGCGGCATACATCGTACAAAAATACATCCTCGGTGGATATCAGGCGGAATACCAATTCAAGGTCATCTACCGAATGAAACCGGGGAATAGCAACGACAAGCGGCTCAAAGCTGACGAACTGCTTAACGCCTTGGGCGATTGGGCGGCAAGCGAGACACCGCCTGACATTGGCGACGGCCACCGCGTCATTCGCATTGAGCCGACAACGCGATCCTCGCTTTTCGCTGTGTATGAAAACGGCGACGAGGATCATCAAATCCTTATGAAAATGAACTACGAGGTGATTAAAAATGGCTGATATGACCTTTAACACCACGGCGGGGCAGACCGTAGACCGCGAACTTCTGATCGCGTACCTCAACACGGGCGAAACCGGAACCCCCACGTGGTCTCCCCTCGGTACGCGCGTTACGGATTCCAGTATGGAATACGACTGGCAGGAGGATTCTTCGAAGGATATTCTCGGCACGACGCGCACGACCATGAAGAAACCCATCATCACGCAGACCTTTGACCCGTCTGATCTGGACGCTGGCGATCCCGCCATCGTCAAGGTTTGGAATCTCGCGGTCAAGGAGCAGAACGCGGCGGCGCTGGCGAATCAGGACGTGCTGATTGTCCACGCCTATGCAGGCACGGCAAAGACCGCAGTATTTGCGGAGCGCTATTCGTCCTGTATGGTCAAGCCCTCTTCCCTCGGCGGCGAGGGCGGCGGCTTTATCGGTATGCCTATCGACGTGACGCTCGGCGGCACGCGCACCATCGGCACTGCCGCTATTTCCGGCAGCACGGTCACTTTTACCGAGGGCGAATAAATAGGAGGGCATCATGCGGGAACTTAATTTTGACGACGGCCTTGTAACTTATACCGTAAACGGGAAGTGCCAAGTGTCATTCAACCCTACCGACAGCAATTTTGTCGAAAAGCTGTATCTTGCTTTTGAAGACCTTGACAAAAAGCAGGATGGATATAAGGCGCAGATCGAAAAGATGGGTGATAAAAAGCAGATTTTTGCTTTTGCCAGAGAGAGAGACCGCGAAATGCGGGACATTATCAATTCTGTCTTTGATGCACCCATTGCAGACGACCTTTTCGGCGACAGGAATGTTTACGCCTTGGCGGAAGGCGTTCCTGTATGGTGCAACTTTATGCTCGCCATTATGGATGAGATCGACAGTACGTTCTCGCGTGAGCAGAAATTCACGAATCCGAGGATCAAAAAGTACATCGACAAAGTGCAGAAGCATTAATCGGAGGGCGGTATGAGTTACGGACTTCCTAAAAGCGTAGAGATCAGCGGGCAGAGCTTTGCCGTTCGGTATGACTTTCGAGTGATACTGACGATATTCGAGGTTCTGGACGATGAAGAACTCAGCGACGAAGAACGAGCTTATACCGCCCTTCGTCTCTTCTTTGTTGACTTTGATTCAATTCCCGACTACGACGAAGCGATCAAACAGCTGTTTTGGTTTATCAACGGTGGGCAATACCCTGATGATAAAAAGAAAGAGCCGGAGATCATTGATTGGGCGAAAGATTTTCAGTTTATCGTTTCCCCTGTCAACCGAGTGCTTGGGAAAGAGATTCGCGAAAGCGAATACGATCCAGATACCAACACTGGCGGTACGCACTGGTTTACTTTCTTGTCTGCTTATATGGAAATTGGCGATTGCTTCTTTGCGCAAGTCATCCGCATTCGAGAACTAAAGGCGAAAGGAAAACCCTTAGACAAGTCAGACCGAGAATTTTACCGACGCAATAAAGATGTGGTCGATATCCCGAAAAAGGTCTCGAAAGAAGAAGCGGATACGCTTAGTGCATGGTTGGGGAAAAAAGAACCGGCTCACGAATGAGCCGGTTGAAATTAAAGAGAGACTTGTTTGTTTTCATTTTTCTTTAAGTACGCATAAATTTTGCTGATTTTCTTCCCGTTCTGAGGTGCAGAGGTCACGTCAAATACAATGTATTTAACTTCTGGATCAGCCTGATATGCAAAGATAAGGTACTGACGGACAATTTTCGTTTTCTTCTTCTGTGCTGACCCTCCAAGCGCCGCGCCGATTGGGCCAAGTAAAATACCGCCCGCGATTGCGCCGCCGACGCTTGAAACGTATTGGGTCTGGATATCCTGCGGTGTCATAACAGACACATCGATTAGCTTTTCTGGCGAAAGCGTAAATGTTTGTCCGCTCGCTGAAAATGAAATAGATTCTGGGGAGCACATGGCGGAGCAGATAGACCCTGCTGCAAGGTCAAGCCCGCCGACAAGTTGCAGCTTGCACTTTACTGTTTGGATTTTAATCTTTTCGTCATAAGTCTGCGGTACGGCTTTATTAACGGCCAGAATCCCTAATGGGATAGGTATTGTTAGAAGGGCAACGCCAACCCATACTGGCATAGTTTCTTGGCCTTCTGGCGTTGTAGCAACTCCTACAATTAGGATCAAAAGAAACGATGCAAAGAAGACAACAAGGAATAACAAGGTTCTTTTCAATGCTTTCATTCTATTTCCCTCCCATTAAATACGGTTCTTTTACCATATCACAGCAAAAAACTAAAAGCAAGGTGGTGATTTTATGGCAGCGGACGGTTCGGTAGTTTTCAGCGTGGATCTGGACGACAAAGACGCTCAAAAAGAACTGAATAAACTGGTTAAAAAAATCGACACGCTTAACGATAAAATTTACCAGAAACAGCAAGACAAAATGCCGCTGGCAAAGCAGTCGGCAGAAATCGCGGCAAATCTCGATGCGGCAAAAGCGACGCTTGATTCAATGCACAGCGGCAAAGAGTTTTTTACGGCGGATTCCATCAAGGCACAGGAAAGCACTGTGAAATCTTTGCAAAAAGAGTATGACGCCGTTACAGCTAAAGTTGAGAAGATGGACGCTTCAATTCAGTCCGATACGGCAAATCTCGATAAGATGAAGACAAAAGCGGGGGAGCTTTCCGAAAAAATCTCCAGCACAAAAAACGGTGTTTTCGGGATGGGTGAGGCGACTAAAAAAGCCGACGAATACATGTCCCGCTTCGTTAACCGAGTAAAGAAGCTCGCTCTCAGGGCGTTTGTGTTTACTCTTATTACAAGGGCATTATCCGTTGTTCGTGATTATGTCTGGAAAGTCATCCAAGTAAATGACGAAGCCGCAAAAGCTATTGGACGCTTAAAGGGCGCGTTGCTCACTTTGGCACAACCGCTATTAAGTGTAATTGTTCCCGCCTTTACAGCGCTTGTGAACATCCTTACAAAGGTTATCAGCGTTATTGCAAACATTGTATCGATGCTTTTTGGAACAACGGCAAAAAAATCAGAAGCGGCGGCAAAAGGACTTTATAAAGAAGCAGATGCTATCGGTAGCGTCGGTTCGGCGGCAAAAGAAGCAAAAGGGAATCTTGCTAGTTTTGACGAGATCAACACGATTTCCACATCAAGCAGTGGAGGCGGCGCTGCGGCTGCGCTTGCAGATCGGCTTTCTCCCGTGTTTGAACAGTTTACGACCGACGAGTACAAAGCAAAGATCGACGAGCTTACGGCATACCTTAGCGGCGCGCTTTTAGCTCTTGGCGCAATTCTGTGTTTTTCCGGCGCAAATATCCCCCTCGGAATCGCACTTATGGCGGCGGGCGCGATTGGGCTTGTTACACTTATTAAAGAAAACTGGAACGCAATGTCTGACCGCCTTAGAGCTGCACTGACAAATGTGCTTTCGGTGCTGGGCCTTTTTGCCCTCGCCATTGGTGCGATTTTGTGTTTATCTGGCGCAAACATCCCCCTCGGCATTGGGCTTATGCTGGCAGGCGCGGCTATGCTGGGAACGGCAGTCGCCTTGAACTGGAATGCAGTAAACGACAAAACAAAAAATACATTGTCGGCCTTAATGATGGCGCTCGGAATGACCTTGCTTGCCATCGGCGCAGTGCTTTGCTTTTCGGGAGCAAACTTACCTCTCGGTATTGGGTTAATGATTGCGGGTGCAGCATCTATTGCGGCGTCGGTCGCCATGAACTGGAACACAGCCCCCGAAAAGACAAAAGCCGCAATCAAATCTCTTATGGGTTCGATTGGCGTCTCGCTTATCGCTATCGGTGCGGTTCTGTGTTTCTCCGGCGCAAATCTTCCACTTGGCATTGGGATGATGATTGCTGGCGGCGCGGCTATTGCCGCTGCATCTGATCTGGATTGGAGTGCACTTCTTACCAAGCTTAAAGAAATGTGGCAGAACATTAAACAGTGGTGGAATACCAGCGTTTCGAAGTTTTTTACTGCTGATTACTGGAAAGCGTTAGGTCGAAGGATTATTGACGGCCTTTTGTCCGGCTTAAAAGCCGCATGGGAGAGCGTAAAAACGTGGGTGGCTAATGCCGTTAGCTGGTTTGGGAAAAAATTTGTTGAAGCGCAGAATTCTATTGCAAGATCGAATTCTGGCCGAAGCGGAGGATTTGGAACCAGAAGTGGCGGCTTTGGAAGTCCTTCTCGCGCTCCTTCGATTAGCCGTGTCTCCGCTCCTGCATTGGCTCGCGGCGCAGTCATTCCCCCTAACAAAGAATTTCTCGCCGTGCTGGGCGACCAGAAGAGCGGAACGAATATCGAAACGCCGCTTGCAACGATGGTTGAAGCATTTAAGCAGGCTATGTCGGAATCCGGCGGCGGTACGACCACGGTTGTTATCCAGCTCGACGGCAAGGAAATCGCACGCAGCACCGTGAAGAACATCAACAACATGACACGCGCGGCTGGTAAGCCCGTGCTGCTGTACTAAGGAGGGGCACCATGGAAGTCCTTATTATCAACGGCACGGACTACTCGTCCACAATCGCAACTAAGGGATACGGGTGGAGCAGAAACGATCTCGACAGCGACAAGACCACCCGTACCAAAGATGGCACGATGCGGCGCGACAAGATCACCACCAAGCGAAAACTGAGGTATACAACGCACTCCGTCAAGCGTGACGTGCTGGCAAAACTTGATGACGATCTGAACAAACCCACATGTACAGTCCAATACCTTGACCTGCATGGCATGAGAACAAGCACGTTTTACTGCTCGTCGATGGAATGCACGCTTGAAGAAGCGGCAGACGATAATGAGGTGTGGGGCGGCGCGACGTTTAATTTGACTGAGGTGTGATATGGGGCAGACGACAAGTGCGCTGTGGCGCGAGCTGCTTCACAAGCCCGGAACGGAACGGGAATACAAATTTACTATCGCCGGAACGGAATATGGCAAAGATGCGGAAGTGTCGCATTCTGTCGAATCGCAGTTGTTTGAAGAATTCGGCATCGGCAACGCCTGCTGCGCAACATTAAAACTGGCACTGTATGCGAACAACGTACCGCGCGCCGCGACGATCAAGCGTTATCTCAGGCTTGTTAATGGCAGTCAGGCAACAGACTGGATCCCAAAAGGCGTGTTTTTTACCAACCGCCGTTCTTGCGATGGGAATTATTGGGAACTCGAAGCATACGACGCTATGAGGAAAGCTGACGTTGTGTGGGAGCCAGACCAGTCGCTTAACTTCCCGATGACTATGCCTGACGCTGTGAACATCTTTTGCCAGTTGATGGGTGTAGAGCTGGACAGCCGAACAGTTCTCAATAGCTCATATACCATCGACTATCCCGCAAATGATTATACCATTCGCAATGAGCTATGTTTTATCGCAGCGGCGCACGGCGGGAATTGGATTATCACCGACGCAGGGAAACTGTTGCTTATTCCGCTGTTGTCCATGCCTACCGAGACAAACTATCTCATTACAGAAGCGGGCAGCGCTATTACGTTTGGAGGGGTGAGGATTCTTGTCTGATAAATATTACGTCGGCGGAGACGTTACAAGCTTTGCCGACAATGGCAAGTACAAGCCTATCTCCCGCGTGACGTTGCTCGTGGATGATGAAAATAGCCTGACGGCAGGCGATGATACCGGCATGGAGATTGTCGCAAGCTGCCCTCACGCTACGCAGCCAATGGTAAACGCTTTACTGCAAACCATAAAAGGTTACCAGTATCAGGCATACGAAGCAGGCGCGGCAAACATTGACCCAGCTGCAGAGTTGGGGGATGGCGTGACAGTTGCGGGCGTGTACTCTCCGTTGTCTAAAATCTCCGACGATGGCCGCGGATATGCTGGTATTTCGTCCCCCGGAGAAGCGGAGATGGAAGACGAATATCCGTCCGGGGGGTACATCACGCAGGAATTTAACCGCAAGATTGCCGAAACACGAGCAACGATCACCAAGACCAGCGAGGCGATCATGCTCAAGGTCGAGGGCATCGACGGCAAGTACACTGAGGTCAAGACCACGCTGAACGGCCTGACGGTGACAGACGCAAGCGGCACGACCAAGATCAAGGGCAGCAGCATCGAAACGAAAAATCTGTACGTCGATGCGGCGAATATCAAGGGTACGCTGACAGCCGACCAAATCCAGACCGGCAGCATCCGCGTCGGCGATCTCAAGGACGGCTCGAATTATGCTACGAAGACCTACGTCGACAGCAACGCGGGTCTGAACGCAAACGAGGTCGACAATGCGATCGCAACGTACATTGACAGCACTTCTATCACGGCGCAGAAGCTGCGCGGTCAGACGGTGGAACTGCTGGCTAACAGCAATACCAAAGTGGGCGAAATTTCGCTTGTCGAGACGAATGTTGACTACGGTATCGGCATCAAAACCCTCTATGGCGGTATCAAGCTGGAATCGGCGACCAATGTATACCTAAAAGCCAGCGGCCCCTACGGTGGATTTATCACGCTGTCCAACAACATTGTGTCGCTCGGCGGCGGCGAGCTGTATATCGGCAGCCAGATGTACGGAGATAACTTACCGGCCGGTAGCTGGGGAAAACTGTTTTTCCTCCGTTCGGTGAGGTGACGCATGGCAAGTTTTAGCGTCAGCGTTACGGCGACGGGGTCGACGACAGCCGTTCTCAACGGCACGTTTTACGGAGACAGCTACCACGACCGAGCGCGTGCGATCTACGTGACCGGCATTCTGGGGTACGGGTATTACTTGACTTCGAACGAGGATTCCGGCGCGAACAACACGTTTACGGATTCGTTCGACGGACTTACCCCCGGCAAAACCTACGATTGGAAGGCAGTGCTTTGCTATTGGGACACCAACCTCAATCAATGGGTGGAGACCAGCTATTCCGACAGCGGATCGTTTACCACAGAGGGCGGCACTACGGGCGGCGCGGTGTACATCTACACGGATATGTGGCGAGCGTATACGCCGTACATCTACACGGACACGTGGAGACCCTACAACGCAGAAATCTACACCGACTCTTGGTGGGAGTCAGGATAAGGAGGCACTATGAAAAAGCAGGTAATGCAGATTCTTGACAGCGCATTTAATACACTGTCCTCAGTGATGATCTCCGCGAACGACGCGGAGAAGATGGCAAAGGTCAAGGGAGAGCTGCGGCAGGCATATGCGATCCTCGAGCGGCTCGACCAGCAGGCGGCGCACGTACCCGCAGAGCCGCCCGCGAAAGCTGCCGAGACAGAAAGCGAGGTAACTGATGGCTGATAAAGCAATTTCCGACCTCACTCAAGCGTTACAGATCACCAACGAAGACCTTTTTGTGCTTGAGCAGGGCGGCGAGGCGAAGAAGCTGAGAGGCTCGCAGGTCGTGCAGTATGCCAAGGATTCCGTTGCGGCAGAGGTGCAGGGCGTCAAGGAGTATGCCGACAGCGCCAAGGCATCGGCTAACGCGGCGGCTGCATCGGCTGAAAAGGCCGCGGGCGCTGCGCAGGGCATCGACGACAAGGTTGCGGCGGCTGACGCGTCCGCAAAGGCAGCGGCATCTTCTGCGGCTGCGGCTGCTGCATCTGCGACCGGCGTTGACGAGAAGGTGCAGGCCGCGAAGACAGCGGCAACCAATGCGGCAAAGTCTGAGACGGCGGCAAAGGCTGCACAGACCGCTGCCGCCAACGCGCAGAAAGCGGCGGAGAGTGCACAGACCGGCGCACAGAGCGCCAAAACGGCGGCGGAATCGGCACAGGAAGCCGCTGAGAGCGCAAAGGACGCGGCGGCGGGTAGTTCGACCGCTGCGGGGCAGAAAGCCACACAGGCCGCTCAGAGCGCCGAGGACGCGGCATCTGCCAAGTCTGCGGCGGAAACGGCAAAGACCGATGCACAGGCGGCGCGCGACGCCATCGTCAACATGATCGTCGAGGCGGTGACACTTGAGACGGGCAAGCCCGCCACGGTAAGCAAGTCCCTTGTGGACAATGTTTACAAGCTGGTCTTCGGCCTGCCTCGCGGCGGCACTGGCGCACAAGGGCCGCAGGGTGCAACCGGCAACGGCATTTCCGGCATCGCGCTCAAGAGCGGTACGCACGCCCCCGGCACGAGCGACGTCTATACCATCACCCTGACGGACGGCACGACGTTTGACTTTGCGGTCTATAACGGGGCGAACGGTCAAGGCGCTGGCGATATGCTCGCAAGCGTCTACGACCCGCAAGGCAAGCATCAGGACGTGTTTAAGTATGTGGATGACGCTATCGGGGCAATCCCTACGCCGGATGTGTCCGCACAAATCAAGGCGCACAACGAGAGCAAGACGGCGCATCCTTACATTCGCGGGCTGATTCCGACAAAAACCTCGCAGCTTAAAAACGACAGTGGCTATCTGACACAGCACCAGGACATTTCCGGTAAGCTGGACAAGACCGGCGACGGCAGTAACGTCACGGCGGCGTTCACTGCGGCGACTACCCGCTCGAACATTGCGACGGGCGAGAAGCTCTCCGTGCTGTTTGGCAAAATCGCAAAATGGTTCGGCGATTTGGGGAGCTTGGCCTTTAAGAGCACGGTCGCCAAATCTGACCTTGCGTCGGATGTGCAGACGAGTTTGGGCAAGGCAGACAGCGCTTTGCAGAGTGCGCCGGTTACAAGCGTTAACGGCGCAACCGGCGAAGTGAAAGGCACATTTTATGTGACAGTGACGCAAGGAGACAATTATAGCGTAACTGCCGACAAAACGGCTGCGGAAGTGTATAAGGCCTATGCGGCGGGCTACGCCGTGTATGCGATTACAAAATTTCCTGGGATGGATGTACCTTTTGTGTTGCCGCTTGTGTCGGCGGTGGGCATGCGTGATATGATACTTCTTGGCTTTGCCGCGCTCGGCTCGTTAAGTCCGATAGCCGCGCCGAATTATCCGGTGGTAGCGTATGACGGAGCTGCTAGAAAGTGGGAAGCTTGGTTTGGAACGCTGGCGAGAGCGTCCGATATCCCAACGATTCCGACGGCACTCAAGAACCCGAATGCACTTAACATCAAGATCGGCGATACGACGACGAGCTACGACGGAAGCGCGGCGAAAACCGTGAAAATTCCAGAAGGTGGGCCGACCATGCGCAAGGTGACGCTGCCGGTGACGGGCTGGAATTCCAGCACCAAGCAGCAGAGCGTGACCGTGACTGGCGTTCTCGCCGACGGCACAAAGCAGAGGGTGATCTGCTCCCCCGTTGATGAAAGCTACGACAGCGCGTGGAATTCCTGCTATGTGCAGTGCGTCGGCCATGGGGCGGATTCGCTGACCTTCCAGTGTGACGAAATTCCGACAGCAGCTGTGGAGGTTTTTGTGTCGATCCAGCCGGTCAGCTTTGCATCGTGAGGTGAGGACATGATCGTAAACTATCCAAGAATGAGGCGCCGTGCGGCATGGCCGAACGACCTCGATACAGCATTAGAATTTTCATCGGCAAATCCATTTTCGATTTCCGCGCCAAAAAACTGGGACGGCAAATTAGAATATACCAACGGAAGCGAATGGAAAACGTGGGATGGGAGTGAAATTACCTCCGGCGAAAACGGGAGTGATCATTGCATTTATCTCAGAGGGACAGGGAATTCAAAAATAACCGGAATTGTTTTCAGTTTCGCAAAGTGGCACATTAGCGGGACGAATATTGCCTGCAACGGGGATATTGACTGCCTATTAGACTACTCGACCGTAAAAGGCGGCAATCGCCCCGCAATGGCGAACAACTGCTACTCCTCCATGTTTTATGGTTGTACGAGCCTTACGGCAGCGCCGTCGCTGCCCGCAACTACACTGGCGAACTACTGCTACTCCTCCATGTTTTATGGCTGTATAAAAATCAAACTATCTACCACGGCGTCCGGAACATATACCAAGTCGTACCGCATCCCAAAAAGCGGAACCGGGACAACAGCTTCAAGTGCGCTTAATAATATGTTTGCCAATACAGGAGGCACATTCAAAGGAACGCCGGAAATCAACACCACCTACTATTTGGATGAATCCAACACCATTGTGTAAAGGAGGCCAAGCATGGCAGAATTTATCAAAGTTGGCGGGCAGGAGTACCCTGCGACGCTGATCTACAACTACAAAGACCGCAACTGGGATATGCGCGAGACGCAGACGGTGCACCTCACCATGCCCTACGCGGAGGCGGCGGCGCTACTACCTGACAACACGCCGTGGAGCATCGTACAGCGCGAAACGGTGGACGTGCTGGACGAGCAAGGGAAGCCCACGGGCGAGACCAAAGAGGTCGTCAACGAGTACGACAACAGCGAATACAGCATCGCTGGCGACATAACTGACCACCGCGACGGCACGGTCAGCATTAAGATGGGCAAGCCCACGGAATCCGAGCTTTCAGAGGCGACCGTCACGGCGCTGGTCGGCCAGAGCATCACGCCGCAGCGCGCCGCAGCGCTGCGACCGGTCATCGAGCAGGCCAGTGCGTCGCTCTCTGACGGCGAGGCGGCGAAGTCGCCCGAGCTGTTCCCGCGCTGGGCGGATCACATCGGCGAGACCGTCAAGCCCGGCGACCGCCGCAGCGATATGGACGATAACGGCGTGCTGCACGTCTACCGCGTCAACAAAGGTCAGGGTCACACTACTCAGGCCGACTGGCCTCCGCACAGCACTCCCGCAATGTGGACTATCATTGACCTCGAGCATGCTGGTACTCAAGATGACCCGATTCCGGCCGCTCGTGGTATGGAGTACACTTATGGTCTCTACTACAAAGACCCCGAGGACACTAAGCTGTACCTGTGTGAGCGTATTGGTGAGGCCGCGGGCGGGAAGATCGTCTTGCAGTATTTGCCGCACGAGTTGGTGGGGAATTATTTCACGGCGGTCTAAGGCCGCAGAAAGGGAGCGGGATATGGATAATGCAAAGCACTACGATGACGCAGAGATCGCGTTGATCGAAAGCCGATGCAAGAGCAATACGCACCGCATCAACGAGTTGCAGGAGCACCAAACGGCGCTTGACAGGCTGGCAACGTCGGTCGAAGTGCTGGCGACCAAGCAGGAAACCGTTGAGGGCGACGTCAAAGAAATCAAAGAGGACGTGAAAGCCATCACGGGCAAGGCTGGGAAACGGTGGGACAGTCTGGTCGACAAGGCTCTCGCAGCGCTGGCGGGCGCGTTTATCGCGTGGCTGCTGTCGGGGGGGGGCTTATGAAGAAACTGAGAAAGCGGGACAAGTACGTCATCGCGGCAGTGCTCAACCTCTGCTGGTACTGCATTGCGGTTCTCGTATTGACCGCGCATGACAAGGTAGTGCCGGACAGTCTGACCGTCGCGTGGTTCGCTGCGTGGACGGCAGAACTGGCGCTGCTGGCGGGAATCAAAATCAAAGGAAAGGACGAATAACATGGAACTGATTCGCAAGAGAATGGCAAACCTGATGAGCGTCAAGAGCATCGTGACGCTGGTGCTGACGGGAGTATTTGCGTACATGGCCGTCACGGGCAACATCTCGCAGGACTTTATGACGATCTATGCGGTCATCATCGCGTTCTACTTCGGCACGCAGAGCCAGAAGGCACAGGACGTGATCGACAAGGGGGCGTAAGCATGGCGAGAGCAGAAGACATCCTTGCCATCGCGCGCAAGGAGATCGGTACGGTGGAGCAGCCGGGCAACCGCCAGAAGTACGGCAAATCCTACGGCATGGACGGCGTGTACTGGTGCATGCAGTTCGTGTGGTGGTGCTTTCAGCAGGCGGACAAGCAGCTCTTTTACGGCGGCGGGAAGACCGCAAGTTGCGGCGAGCTGATGAACTACGCCAAGGCCCACAGGCAGTGGGTCACGTCCGGCTATCAGCCGGGCGACGTGCTCATCTATGACTTTCCCAACACGAAGGTCAAGACCGATCATACGGGCATTTGCGAGAGCGTAAGCGGGCAGTACGTGATAGCCATCGAGGGCAACACGTCAAGCGGCGCAGCTGGCAGCCAGTCCAACGGCGACGGGGTGTACCGCCGTAAGCGCAAGCTGTCGCTCGTGGTAGGCGCATACCGCCCGAAGTATGAGGCGAGTTACCGTGAACTGCTCAAAAAGCGCTCTGGCCTTGAGGACAAGACGATGGACTACCTCGCGGCGTACAAGTACGGCAGTGACCTGATTCGCAAGCTCGCGACGATGAAATAATTGTGCCCGAATCGGGCACGGAAAGGAAAACGGGCGGGAGGCCTGCAATGTCTCCCCTCGCGTGAGCGCTCTGCAAGCCCCGGTGCATAGCATGGACAAGCAGCACCGAGCGATCCGCGCGCAATTATCCTCTATGGCCCCGAAGCGGGCTGTGGCGTATATTTTATCTTTTGAGCTGCCAGCGGACGAGGCGGCGTGCATTATCGAGTGCGACGTGCGACGCAAGAGCTACGCGCAAGTGTGTGCAGCGCTGCACCTATCGCCGGAGGCGGTCAACCGTTGCCGCAGGCGGGCATACAAAAAAATAGCAGATGGGCAAAGAGAGCACCGAGGTTAATCGGTGCTCTCTTTTTACCTAAAAAGGCTTTTGAAGTATTTTTTGACCAAATATTGACCAAACGATGACCATTTGCAGGGCGCGATCCACGGTATGATTGAGGCAACAAAAGGAGGTGCGCGAAATGTATGACCGACTTTTAGCTTTGGGCTTTACGGAGCAAATGGCGATGGACATTTTGACGCTGTTTCCTGATCCTGACGAACTGCGCACTTACGTTTATTTTGCGGAGCTTTTTCATGTATAGCTATTTCAACCCGAATCCAAACGGACGCAACGTGTCGGACTGCACCGTGCGCGCGATCTGCAAGGCGACCGGGAAAGACTGGGGCGAGGTCTATTTAGCACTGTGCATACAGGGGTACTTAGACGGCGATCTTCCCAATGCAAACGCTTGTTGGGGCTCATATCTGCGATCGCTCGGCTATCGTCGTTATATCATACCGGACACTTGCCCGGACTGCTACACGGTCGGTAAGTTTGCCGACGATCACCCGCGCGGGACGTATATTCTCGCGCTTTCTGGTCATGTTGTCTGCGTGCAGGATGGTGTAATTTACGACAGCTGGAACAGCGAGAACGAAATCCCGCTTTATTACTGGGTCAAAGAAACGGAGGAATGAACATGGCATATCCCTATTTCAACCCCTATTATCCGCAACCAATGCCGGATAACCTCATGCAGATGCGGCAGATGCAGCAGCCACAGATGCAGCCCATGCAGCAGCCTATGTCGCAGCCAGTGCAGCAGAACCCCATCGCACAGGGCGGCGTGCAGTGGGTAAGCGGCGAGCAGGAGGCAAGGGGCTATCTCATCGCACCGAACTCTGCTGTGGCGCTGTGGGATTCTACCGCGCCGACTGTGTATCTCAAGCAAGCGGATGCAAGCGGCAAGCCGACGCTCAAGATTTACGACCTTGTAGAGCGCGCAGAAACGCCCCGTACAACTCCGCAGGAAAATGGCGTGGAATTTGTCACCCGCAAGGAGTTTGACGCGCTGGCGGCGCTTGTGGGCGAAATAAAGGGCAAGAAGAAGCGCAAGGAGGACGGCGGCGATGAATAATCCCTTTTTCGGTGCGCTCGGCGGCGGGAACGGCTTTATGCAGATGATGCAGCAGTTCCAGCAATTCAAGGCAAATTTTCATGGTGACCCCAAAGCGGAGGTCGAAAAGCTCTTGCAAAGCGGTAAGCTGAACCAACAGCAGCTCAACCAGCTTCAGCAGATGGCGAAGCAGTTTCAAAGCCTGATGCAATAAGCAAAGTCTAAGCAAGATTTAAACAAAGTGTTTGCTCAACTTTTTGCAAAATCAATATCGCGGCCACGATTTGATAAATTTTTTTAAGGAGTGATTTTATGTCTCTTTCCGATGGCGGCGCTCCCATGCTGACCATGCCGGTTTCGCCTACTAACAGCGGTGGAGGTTTCGGCTGGGGCGGTGACAACGGTGTTTGGCTCATTGTGTTGTTCCTGATCTTTGCCGTGTGCGGAGGCTGGGGCAATAACGGTTGGGGGGGTGGCGGTGGCGCTATGGACAATTACGTCCTCGCCAGCGATTTTGCTACTCTCCAGCGCCAGATTGACAGCGCGGCGTCCACGATTGAGCGCAAGAGCGATATTACCCAGCAAGGCATCTGTGATGGCTTTTACGCCATGAATACCGGGATGCTCAACGGCTTTGCCGGGGTGACGCAGACCGTGACCAGCGGGTTCTCGCAAGCAGAAGTTGCCCGGTGTAACCAGCAGATGGCATTTATGCAGCAGTTTAGCGCCCTGCAGGCACAGATGTCCGGCTGCTGCTGCGATCTTCGCGAAGCGATTCAGGGGATCAACTACAACCTCGCCACACAGGGGAGCGAGACCCGCAACCTGATTCAGGGGAATACCCGTGATATCATTGATGCCATGAACTGCGGCTTCCGCAGCATTGAGCAGCGTCTAACCGCGCAGGAGATCGCTGCGAAGGATGCGAAGATTGCTGAACAGAACCAGCGTCTTTTTGCTGCTGACCTCGCGGCCTCTCAGTCTGCTCAGACGCTTGATATGCGCAACTATGTTAGCGCACAGTTCGCGTATTACAATCCGCGTCCCGTTCCTTCGTTTTCCGTTCCGGCCCCGTATCAGTATACTGGGTGCGGCTGCAATCAGGGCTGCGGCTGCTGACAACTGCATAGCATAGCTTTTTGTTGACGATTTTGTTGACGCCAACAAAATGGTCGGCCCCGTGCCGATACTAACGACAAACGCGGCGGGGCAATAGCCCCGCCGCTGTGTTTTAACCGGGTCGAAATCGACCCCTTTAGAAAGGACTGAACTCATGAAAACGATTGACGATCTGAAACAAGAATTTGTAGACCATCTTGCCGCTATGGATAAGTCCGAAATGAGCATGTTCGAACTCTCAAACTATGCCGATCTGCTGTATAAGGCGGACGCTCTTTTCAAGCCAAGCTATACAGATGTACTTGCATCCGGCTTCATTCCCCCTTTTGCGGCAACTACTTGGAAAAAGGAGGAGAAGAAAAATGGCTGAATATAGTAATTCCGCTATTGTTTCTGTTGCTGCTGGGCAAAACGTCCCGCTGACGGAAACTGCGATCAATAGCAAGCCCTGTATCGTGCATCGTCAGGGCGCAGGCATTGTCACGCTTCGCGGCCTCACCAATCAAAATCGCGCCCTGTTTAGGGTCTCCTATGGCGGCAACATCGCTATTCCCACCGGAGGCACGGTCGAGGCCATCACGGCGGCGCTTGCCATTAACGGAGAACCGCTGACCAGTGCAACGGCTACCGTCACGCCTGCGGCGGTAGAAAACTACTTTAACATTTATGTTTCCGCACAGGTCTGCGTTCCGAAAGGCTGCTGCTTGACGGTCGCAATGGAAAACACCAGCACTCAGGACGTCAACTTCGCTAACTCGAATCTGACGGTTGAGAGAATCGCGTGAAAGGAGAATGGACATGAGCAAGAAAGCAATGTATGATCTGCGCAATATGCTGTGCGACGAACTCGACGAGCTGGCACGCAAGGGCGAGCTTGGCGCGGGCGATCTCGAAATTGCGCACAAGCTGACGGACACCATCAAGAACATCGATAAGATTGAGATGATGGAGGACGACGGCTATTCCCGCGATGAAGACTATTCTCGCCGATATTCCCGCGACGGAGACTGGCAGTCGGGTATGCGCGGCGCTTATGATCGTGATATGTCCAATGCGAGACGCGGCACGCATTATGTGCGCGGACACTATTCCCGTGACGGCGGCATTGACAACATGAAACGCCAGTTGCAGGAAATGTTGGACAACGCCGACGATGAAAGCATCCGCAGAGCCATCCAGCGCTGCATGGACACGATTGAGGGCTAAAGGGGGTGCGCCCCTATGGTCGACGAGAACGAGGTCAAGAGCTGGATAGCTCGCCTTGAAACGGAAGAATCAAGCTGGACAAACTATGAGCGCCTTGCCGTGCTGTATGCTATCCGTGACCAGCAAAGCGGCATCAGGGAGAGAGCTTTGCCAACGGCATACTCTGCAGCGCCCGCGCCGGTCAACGTCGAAACATACGGCGACAGCGATTTTCTGCGCGCAGTGGCAGATGTTCCGCCGGACAAGGCGTGGGAGATCATGGACGAGCTGATGGACAGTTTGAAAATTGTAAACGAGCGCGTCTATAATAGCGTCATGCGCAAACTGGAAAAGTAAATTGCAGATGGAATTGCAGATGAGTTACAAAAAACCTTGTAATATCAATGCTTTTGCGGATTCGGTTGCGGGTTCGACTCCCGCCGCCTCCACCAATGAAAAAACCTCGCAGTTTCAACAGCTGCGGGGTTTTTCTTGTATTTGCAAGGGTTTTCTGGCTTACTTGTTTACGCATTACTTGCGATATTTGCAAGTTAAGTGCGCTTAAAACAGCGTTTTTGCAGATGAATTGCAGATGAAATTACAGATGAAATTCGGATTCAAAAAAGCCGTCAACGGCATTTGCCACTGCTACGGCTTTATCATCCATGGTGTGCTGATATACGTTTTTAAGCATATTGTTTGTAGAGTGCCCCATGCGCTCCATTGCGTATTTGTCTGGGACATTGAGCCGGAGCATAACCGATGCGTTTACATGGCGGAGGTCGTGAAAGCGGAACGGCTGAACTCCGCAGCGGGCACACGCGCGTTGCAGATGCTTATATAGGACATTTCTTGTTGCATGGGCAATATACTCATCTGTGTGCGGTGTTTCGTCAAGCAGTCCCATAATATACGGCGGTACTTTTAGTTTTCTGTTGCCGCTGTACGTTTTAGGCTGCTTGAGCTGCGGACCGTCTTCGCCGTCTACCATTGCTTGCTTGATCGTCAAGATATCACCGTCAAGACAATCCCATGTTAGACCTCTGATCTCCGATGTACGGAGGCCGAGCCATACGGCCAGCAGGAAAGGCAATTCAAAGTCTGCGCCCTTGCAGTCTTCGTGTAGAATTCTGATCTCGTCCATGGTAGGGATTTTGATTTTAGGCGCTTCCTTTTGCGGCAAAGATACACGGAACACTTTATCCGGGCATTCCTCCGATATTGCCGCCGTAAATAAGCCGTAAGCGTTGCGGACGTACTTAGGGGACTTTTCCCGTGCCATCTTATTCACGGCACGCTGCACGCGATCCTGCGTCAACGCGGAGCACTTAACGCTCATCAGCTCCGGGAAAACCACCTTGCGGAGTTTTCTGTACCCGTTGACGGTGGAGGGGGAGAGTATCGCGTCCTTGCTGTCAATATATCGGTCGATAGCATCACCGACCGTGCGCTCGGACGCACGAGCGGCAGACTTTGCGCCGGACTTCAACGCGGCAGCTTCATTCTCCGCCTGCCGCTTGGTAGGCGCTGTGACGGACACACGCTTTCCGTCAACCATGACGCTGACATTCCAGTTCCCAGATGGTAGTAGTTTTGCTTTTGGTATTTTCATTAAATCCCCCTCCAATCAATGTACAAGCACCACGCGGCCAGCAGAACGATAATGACAAACATTATAGCAATCACGCCGTTGCGGATACGCACTCCACGCCGCATGATCTCGATCATGTCCGCTTTCGCGTCAACGTGACGTTCCAACTCATCATTCCGCGCTTGCAAGGTTTCTTCTGTTGGCGTCAAGTGTTCGGAGATCTCGAACACTTCATCAAGCGATATTCCAAGCGATTTGCAGATCGGCGCGACGGTGTAGATGGACGGAGCTTTAGAAAACTTGGAAAAGAAATTCTGCACGGTGGACAGCGGTACGCCGGAAGCGTCTGAAATGTCTTGATAGGTCAGTTTCAATTCTTCTTTACGGATTCTACACACTTCTTGAATGTTCATTTACGCCACCTTAATTTCTTCGATTTTCGCGCCGCGAAGTTGCAAGATGAGGGCTTGTCGAACCGTGTCGAGCGCTGTCTTATTGCAATGTTTCGGTGTTGAATTGCCAAGGTAAAGCGGAGTATTGTCAAAGCAAGCAGCGGCGACCGCTTCCCGCTGGCTGCAAAAAGGCCCCGCCGTTTGTTGCAGAGGGCGGCGGGGCCTAAATTATGTAGTAAGCATCCAGAACGCCCCATATCTTGTAGTTGCAAAAATAGAACGAAAGTGCTATATTAAGTCGTGTGGTAGAACGCCTGTTTTATAGCATGAACTTGAACGGAGGATGGAACGGATGAATGAACAGGTACATACGACGGGACAGCCTATATATTACGAAACGATCAGAGATAGATTAAAAGCAGAAATTTTAACCCTTACAGATGCACAGGCTGAATTTGTTTTAAGGAGGTTAGAATGTTTGTTACACGAAAAGAGTTAGAGGAAGAAAACCGCAAACTCAGAGAACAACTTGCGGCAGAGCAAGAGAAGACGCGCCGATCTGCCGTTATTGATAAGGCTGCGCTCCCGCAGTGCAAAAGCCTTGCTTGCGCTGGATGCAAGTATGTTGTAGGACGGTACACCATTAGGAATGGATATTATATCCTTGGATGCGGGAAAGATAATCCTTGCAAGGAGTATGAACCGAGCGAGCTAACAGCAGAAAAGGTTGAATCTATCCGAGAAGCGCTGCTACAGCAATGGCAGTCGTAATAGCGTAAGGAATCCAGAACATAAAAAGCTCTTTCCGCTGTTTCTCGATATAATCCCGACCGGCTAAAGTGATGCGAACAAATTCTGTTGCATCAACGCTTCCTCCCGCGCCGTCTGCGGTTCCACCCTCGTCAAATATCGTTACCATCTTATCCATTTTGAGATAAGTAACATACTTGTTAGGCTGGTTAGGTTCAATCGGTTTGGAATCGTCTTTTTTAGTCAGCTGGTTTATTTCGTCTATACTTATTGATTCAGAATTATATAGCTTTTTCAAAATTTTATAAGCGGTCTTTTCCATACGTCACTTATTTTCCTTTGCCCATTCCACGACACCTAAAAGTTTGGTGCATTGTTCATCGGTCAAATTCGCAATAGCGTCATATAGTTTTTGCCGCGCTGCGCTCAAGCCCTCGATCTTCGGATCGGGGGCTTCTTTTTTCCACTCGGCCTCGACCAGCTTCCGTACCGTCTCAATATCTTTTAAGCACTTTTCGGTTTCTTCCGGGGTCTTTCCCTCGTGCAGGAGGATGTCATCGGGGGAGACGTTGAGCGTTAAGCACATTTGCACAGCAAGTTCTTTTGACGGCAAATTCAAATTTTTGCTTCTGCGCAAGTCAGTTACCCAACCGTTATTTTTCTTGAATTTTCTCGAAAACGCCGCTTCGCTTATATCCGCTTTTTTACAGTAATTTACAATTAAATTTACGCAACTTGTGTTAAGGCTTACACTCTCTAATTTCTTAGGCATAATTATATATCCTTGTTTTGTGACAAAACCGTGAGGTCTTCGCAGTCCCACAGGACTACGTTTAATTCTTCTGCCAAAATCTTAGCGGCTTTTGTATACACGCTGTTTGTAACGACAACTGCAACATGAGAATCGTAATGCTCTTTTGCTGCGTAAATTTGCTGCACCGCTTCAATTCCAACTTGTCCTGAGTAGTATTTGCATTGAAACGCATATCGCACATCTGTTTTCTCGGCAAGAATATCTGCTCCGAAATCCTGCGACTTTTTTGTTACCTCGACCTTCTCATAGCCGTTTTTTATAAGCAGATCGGCAACGTAGCTTTCAAACTCATACCCATCAATAGACAGTTTGAACTTTTGAAATTTGTTTGCGTCGGCAAGGATTTCGTCAAAAACTTCGCTTTCTTTCTTTTCCATTCTCGAAACCCAGTCGATAATCTTGTATTCCGCGGCCATAAGACCAGCTTTTTCCGCAGACAAGAATTTAATTTCTTCCTGCAATTTTTCGGAATCTGATTTTAACGCCGCCTTTTCCTCCTTTGCCTCTCGCATAACATCTTCTTTTACTCGAGCCTTTAGAGTTGCCTCGAACTCGTCCAGATCTTTTTTTCGCTTAGATAGTTCTTCTTCTCTTGCAGAAATGGAATTATCTCGCTCACGCAACTCTTTTTGATAATCTTGCAGCATGATTCTATATTCGCGGCTTTTAGCAAAATGCCGCTGGACAGAGCGCTCAGTTTCCGCGAGTGCTTTTTCTTTTTCAGAAAAGTTTTCTTCGACGTATTTTTTTATTTGCTTATCAAATAGCGCCATTGATAAACCCTCACAAAGGAGAAAGGAAAAATTGTGCAAAGCGTAAAATCCGATGTTTCGCCGGATAACCGATTGACAGCCGATGAAACATCGGCTATAATAGCCTTACAGAACTTAATTAAGGCAACAAAAAACCAAGCCCCCAACGGATTTCCCGTTTTGCGGACTTATAACCGATATTTTGTTGGCTGACACTTACATAATAGCGGTGTTGGTTGCGTTTGTCAATATAAAGTTCTGAACTTTATAAGGAGGGGAGAACGCTTGGAATTAAAAGCAATTCGAGAAAATGCCGGTTTGCGGCAGGAAGACGTAGCAAAGAAACTCCGTGTAAGAGTTTCCGCAGTGTCGAACTGGGAACGCGGTGTAAATGGTATCGCAAGTAAGTACATTAGACCGCTGACCAGATTGTACGGCGTGACCGAAACGGAAATCAGAGCAGCATCGGAAGCCGCGCAGACCGCAAGAGCGGGCAAGGAGGGCGCATGAAGCGAAAACGTCAAGTTGAAATTGTTTTGGATGCGCTTTCTGCATGCGGGGTTGATATGACCGATGATATCAAGAATGCAGTCTGTAAAGCCTTAAAACAAATTCGGGCTGAGAAATTTGCCGAAAATCAGCAAAGCAAATGGTCGGTAATGAGAAAGCGTTCCGACGAGATCAGAGAGGGCAATAAGGTGGGCGCATGAACGAACTAATTAAAATCACTTATAACAATGACCGCCCTGCGGTTTCGGCGCGAGACTTGCATGACTTCTTAGAGGTCGGCGCAAGGTTTAACGACTGGTTCCCTCGTATGTGCGAATACGGTTTTGCCGAGGGCGAAGACTATTACTCATTTTTGAGTAATAGGGCAGACGGACTATCTGGAAAGCCTCGGCAAGATGCTGTTCTCACCATTGACATGGCGAAAGAGATTTGCATGATCCAGCGCAACGAAAAGGGCAGGCAGGCCCGCCAGTATTTCCTTCAAATCGAAAAGGACTGGAACAGCCCGGAGAAAGTCATGGCCCGCGCACTGCAAATCGCAGGAGACAAGCTCAAGAAACTTGAAAGCAAGATCGAGGCCGACGCGCCGAAGGTGCTTTTCGCCGATGCAGTCAGCGCAAGCAAGACTTCAATCCTCGTCGGCGAGCTGGCGAAGCTGCTGAAACAAAACGGCGTGGATATCGGGCAGCATCGGCTGTTCCGATGGATGCGTGAAAATGGTTATTTGATTCGCCGCAAGGGTCTGGATTTCAATATGCCGACGCAGAAGTCAATGGATTTAGGCCTTTTCACCGTCAAAGAAACGGCAATCACGCATTCCGATGGCACGGTGACTGTGAGCAAGACAACGAAAGTAACCGGGAAGGGACAGCAGTATTTTATCGAAAAATTTCTTGCAGGGTAAAGAAAAGCCCTGTTCAGCGTAGCAGGCCGAACAGGGCAATCGGACAAATCTCACCACAAGATATTGTGTCCGTGCTTATTGTAGCACGCGAGAAAGGAAAAGGCAAGATGCTAAAGCCACAACAGTTAACGCGACGGCGAAATGACCTTGAGCGAGCCGTGCGCGGCGCGATGGGACGGGCGTTGATTCGCACCGGCAAGGAGCTGGGCGAGGAAATCGGCTTATCGGAAACGCAAATCTGTAACAGGATGGCGGGGCGTTCCCGCTGGACGTTAGAAGAAATATGGGAGCTTGACCGAGTTTTACAATTTACGGACGCGGAAAAGCTCATGTTGATCGGAGGCACGAAATGATCGACACGTTGTTTTTCGGCAGCATCGCCGCTACGGTGATCGCGCTCAACGGCTGCGACTTCCCGACGAGCCTTGCCGTCATAGGCGCGTGCGCGGTGTGCAAGGTGCTGTATGATCTGCTGCCGTTTATCGACAGGGGGTGCAGACGATGAGACGGCATGACAAGCGCACGAGAGAACAGCGCAAGGCGGACGAATCGGCGCTGTTCGCGGCGGCGTGTCTGGGGGCGACGGTCCTCTTGATCGTGATCTCAATCCTCGCCACCAGCGCGCAGGCGGTCGATGCGGAACCGGAAGAAGCCCCCATCGTAGAGGAGTATGATCCCGCGTGGGACATTCCCGCGACTGAAAGCGCAGTGTGCAACGACGTTTTCCTCGGCGAGTTTACGCTCACGGCCTATTGTCCCGGGCGCTGCTGCTGCGGCAAGTGGGCAAATGGCTACACCGCGACCGGCACGCTGGCAACCGAGGGACGCACAATCGCGGTCGACCCTAAGGTGATTCCCTACGGCACGCACGTCCTGCTGATCTGGCCGGACGGTACGCAGCACAGCTACGTCTCGGAGGACTGCGGCGGCGGCGTGAACGGGAACCACATCGACGTGTTTTTCAACGACCATCAGGCAGCGCGCGTCTTTGGTGTGCAGAGCGCAATGGCGTATTTGGAGGGGAATCAATGATCTATCGCTGCACTTGCTGCCACCTCATTTTTGACGAGCCGGACGTTATGCGTCGGCGCGAAAATCTTGACGGTGAGCGCGGCGTGGAGACGCAAACGATACTATGTTGCCCCTTCTGCGGGGCGGAATACATCGAGGTAACGAAAGATGAAGATGCAGACGATATCGACGCTCAGGATGAGCCATAAGGAGTGGCTTAAAGAGCGCAAGAAGAGTCTCGGCGGCAGCGACATGGGCGCGGTGCTGGGGCTGAACAAATACCGCTCGCCATACACGGTATGGGCGGAAAAGACCGGCAGGATCGGTGAAGAGCCGGAAAACGAGGCGATGCGGCAGGGGCGTGACCTTGAGCAGTACGTCGCGAGCCGCTTTGAAGAAGTGAGCCGCATGCCGGTGCGCCGGATGAACTACCTGATGCGCCGCAATGACTGCCCACACCTGCATGCAAACATTGACCGAAAGGTGGTCGGACTTAACGCGGGTCTTGAGTGCAAGACTGCGAGCGCGCTGAGCCTCAAGCGCTACGAGGGCGGGGATTTCCCCGAGAGCTACTATGCACAGTGCGTGACGTATCTTGCCGTGACCGGCTGGGCGCGGTGGTATCTCGCGGTGCTGGTGCTGGGCAAGGGCTTTTACTGCTACCAGATTACGACAACTCCCACCGATGACACACCGGAATGGTGCGAGAGCAGCGTATATGTCAGCCCGGAAGAGATCGAGGCTCTGAAACGCTGCGCCGCGGACTTCTGGCACGACTACGTGGAGGCTGACAGCCCGCCGCCGATGGACGGTATGGAGAGCACGACGGAGACGATCACGAGCATCTACGAGGGCGGCGGCGACGAGGTTGAGCTGTTCGGGCGCGAGAGCCTGATCGAGCAATATCAGTACCTGATGAGCCGCAAGAATGCCATCGAGAAGAGCGCGGACACCATCAAGCAGCAGCTGATGAACGACCTCGGCGACAACGAGCGCGGCTACTGTGGGCGCTACACGGTCGACTGGAAGGGGCAGAGCCGCCAGACGTTTGATGCAAAAGCATTTGCAAAAGACCACCCCGAAATGGACTTGAGCAGTTACTACAAAACGACAAATTTCCGCAAATTTGCGGTGAAGGAGGAAATGGAAAGATGAAGGAAGGATTGATTCAGAACGCGCAGGCGATGCAGAAAGCACCGCAGCAGAAGCAGGTATCCGTCACGGCGTTGGTGAACGATATGCTTGACCGCGACGGTATGCGCAAGCGCTTTGACGAGCTGCTTGGCAAGCGCGCGCCGCAGTTTATTTCGTCCATCGTTTCGATGGTCAATGCAGACAAAAATTTGCAGCAGGCCTTTTACGAATCCCCGATGACGGTCATTCAGTCCTCGCTGAAAGCGGCGATGTTTGACCTCCCCATCGACCAGAGTTTGGGCTACGCCTACATTGTGCCATTCAAGAACTACAAGAAGGATATTGGCGCAAAAAAGATGGAAGCGACATTCATTCTCGGCTGGAAAGGTATGCACCAGCTCGCACTTCGCACGGGCGCATACAAGACCATCAACGTCGTGGACGTGCGCGAGGGCGAATTGAAAAGTTACAACCGCCTGACCGAAGAGGTTGACATTGATTTCGTTGAGGACGAGGACGCGCGCGAGGCGCTTCCTGTCATCGGATACGTCGGTTATTACCGCCTTATCAATGGGGCCGAAAAGACTGTTTACATGAGCGTCAAGGCCATCACCGCACATGAAAAGAAATTCCGCAAAGGTGAATATCAGGGGAAAGGCTGGCGCGATGATTGGGACGCCATGGCGCGCAAGACTGTCTACCGCATTTTGATTGGCAAGTGGGGTGTTATGTCCATCGACTACCAGACGCGCGACGCGGGCAAACAGCTTGCCGACGTGATCGCCGCAGATGCGCAGGAAGAGGAAACCATTGACGCCAACTACACCGTGGATGAGACGACCGGCGAGGTCATCGAAAGCGACGGTGACGCACAGTGAGCATGAATCGCGTGTGCCTGATGGGACGCATCGGGCGTAACTTGGAGCTGAAAAAGACGAACAGCGGCGTATCCGTCGTGTCGTTCCCTCTTGCCGTTGATCGCAACGGCAAAGAGGGCGGCACAGACTGGATCGAGGTTGTCGCATGGCGCGGCACGGCGGAGGTGCTCTGCAACTACGCCGATAAGGGTCGCATGATCGGCGTTGAGGGGCGCTTGCAGATGCGTGACTGGACGGACAAGAACGGCAACAAGCGCAGGAGCTACGAGGTGCAGGCTGACAGCGTGTATTTCACAGACAACAGGCGCTTGGATGGTAATAACACCGCCGCATCGCAATACGCCACAGAGAGCACCGCAGGCGGCTTTGCAGAGGTCAGCGAGGACGACGGCGAGCTGCCGTTTTAAGGCGGTGACGACATGGCGGAGAGCAAAGAATATGTCAAGCTCTGGCTAAGCTACGAGGACTATTTCCGCGAGTATGACGACGAATCAATTGGAGCTATTGTCCGGGCGATGCTCGCTTACCGGAAAAACGGAGAACAGCCGCAGTTTGAAGGCCCCGAAAGGTTTATTTGGCCCGCAATTCAGCGGGATATTGACGAGTCCATAAAAGCGCAGGAAGCCGCCTCCAATGTTTACCGAGAGAACGGCAAAAAGGGCGGCAGACCGCCGAAAACAAGCGGCTTTTTGGAAACCAAGGAAAACCAAAAAAACCAAAGCGGTTTTTTAGAAACCAAAAAAAGCCAAGGACAAGGACAAGGACAAGGACAAGGACAAGGACAAGGACAAGGACAAAGTG